GTCCAACCAAAGCTCCCAGAACGGAATCCTAATCGAACTCTCCGACGAACCCTCGTACGAAAAGACTTGGGACTCGTGGAACCCAAAGGCTCCACTTCAGCGAGACCCTTTCAATCACATTCTCAGTCAATCAAATGCTGAGATTCCGGTTGACAGGCGCACCCCGTATGAAGTTGACCTTGACATACTCCGTGACCTGATGCGTCAGTTTGATGCCCTGCCTGAGGGAATGCTGGTTCTTCGAGAATCACCTCCCCCTTCCGAGCACCAAATCAGCGACAGTCACGCAAACCTCGATTCGCAGGAATCTGAAAGTCTTCCTGACTTCCACATTCCTCATGGCCCCGATTGTATTTGCCTGAAGTTTTTCTCTTTTTGTGTAATTGAAAGTCCTCAAGAATTTCAAGAACACATCAGAGGCAGACTTTTTGGCGGAGCAGGAGACCCGCTTGCCAAGGTCGGAGACAAAGTCTCGACTGGCAAGATCGAAAAAGTAGCAGAAAAACCACTTGCTACTAAGACGTTCACTTTCAAAACGGACAAGCAGAAAACCGTGAAACTGAACAACTGGTATACTTTGGGCGACGGCTGGTGCTTAATCTGGTGCATCATGTCGAGAATCCCAAACTGGCGTTTGATGCTGAGTCAAACCAATGCGAAAGAAAACGAGTCCGAACGATTCCGTCTTTTCAAACACGCTCTCATTCCTTTTGTTAAGAGCTTTTTGAAATGGAACGGAATGGACGACTTCGTGAAACATTTTTGCAGCATCGGGAAGAAACCATTCCCCGAAAAGCTAGCCCGCATTGATTTGAAACAGTTGGCTGATCATGTTGAAGCTGCCGAAAAACATTTAATCGGCAACAACAGCATCCACAAGATCCCCGGCCTTCCAGCTTCATTCCTTTCTTACGCTTTCTCCAAGTTCATCGGAACTCCATCGCCTTTGATTTTCACTGCGACGAAGTTCAAACCTGAAGCTTGGAACAAGTACAGAATGAAATTGAAGTATCCGAAGTCTGCTTGGGCTATATGCCATAGCGGCCCCAGAAATGGTGGCCATTATGAAATTTGCTCAACCAGCTACAAGGATTGGGACATGCCGATAGAGCTTAATAAGCTCTGCTCGAACTGGACCAAGGAAGCCAAGGCTGAAGATCTCAAGATTCTGGAAGAATACCATTCGAAAGCTCACCGCCAAGATGGTATTCGGAAAGAAAAGATGCTGCCGCCAAAAACGCCGAAAGATCCGAACGTTGCTGAAGTCAAGATCGCTCCAGTCATGGAGACTCTGAATGGAGGGGGAAAACCCGCCGAAGAGTCACTGCTCGACATGAGAGAGACCAAGGACGACAAGCCTGACAAAAACGACATACTCGAGAAGCCGAAGGAGACTGTTGTGCAAGCTCCGAAGAAAAACGACAAGAAACTCGAAAGAGCCCCGAAAGCTCCGGATCAAAAAAAGAAAAAGGAGAGAGAAAGCAAGAAGCCTGAACAAGCCAAGCTTCCCAAGAAATCGACTAAAACCTCTCTCCCTCGCGACGCCCCACCGGCTAAGTCAACAAAAGACTCGCGAGCTAAAACCACTTCTCCACCAGCCCAGAAAGCCGGCAGAGAGAAGAAGGAAGATTCTCTCAAACTCTCGAGAGAACCAGAAAAAGACCAGATTGCCGACAAGTTCAAGCCCAGATCCTACATCGCTATTAAAGAGGGGCAGGTCGTTGGGGAGTACTCACACAACTTCTCCAACATAGCCAAGCCAATCCTGGAGCAACTGGAAAGAACCAATGTCGGCCCTTTCGAAAAAGGCCACCCGTACAGTCACGCTGGATTGAGAGCCGTTGCTGACAATCTGAATGTCGTCATGTTAGTGATGGCATTCAAGATGGTCATCCACGGCACTTATGACAAAGTGAGAGAACACGCCGCTAAGTACCACAAGAGCCTGAGTTGGTTGACAGACCAGACCTTGCGAGCGTGTTATAATTTCACCAGGCCGCTTTTGATGGTCCTTGACAGTGTGTACGTCATGGATCATCCCCTGCCAGAGGACGACAAGAAGAGATTTTCGCACAAATTATACTCTCCCTCTGACAGGAAAACCATAGATGTACTCCACGACACAGTCTATTATGACGGTTTCGATGAAAAGTGGAGTGCATCAAAAAACGATGGCTATGAATGCTTGTTCACAGCCATCACGTACCCCCAGACCACTGGCACTTATTATTATTATGGTCAGGAAGGGTACTACGTTGTCTCTGAGAGTGGGGTCACTTCATACCCTAGAGACAACCCAGTCGGCTACAAACATCGTCTCAGAGGTTTGTTGCCAAGAGAAGTTCAGTATATTAAGCTGACTTCTGGGTTTGCAGAAATCACACCGTTGAAATCCTATCAGATAGGAAAGCACGCCCATCATGTACTGTTCCACTTGAAGATTCGAAAGTCAGCTCCTGAGAATGCGCTGAAAATAGAATGGAACGCTACACCCATGCTCCGGCAAGCGACGATGCTTGTTCCAGACGGCCAAGTTGTTTTTACAAATTTCGAGACCGGAGCTGGCAAATACCGAGACACTTCGATTGGTACGAAGGTTGGCACTGTTTCCTTGAATTTCGATGAAAGACTTTATGATTTCATCGCCGAGAGGATCAAACACCACGCCGACTTGAAGGATAATGAAGATACACTCAAGGCACTTTCCAAGATTGTCAACGATAGCAATATCGATGTCATACCTTGCAATCTGTCTCAAGAAGTCATCACTCATAATATGATTATCCATTCCCAATCGACACTACTCGGAGTCCGTCTACTAACTGCGACACACGCTGCTCCAGCATTCGCTGATCCTAAAGGCTCTCTTGTGACCACTGAGAAATTCGATGTTTTACCGAAGTTTTTGAATGTCACAATTGCTTTTACGATCTTCTGTCTGCTGCTCACGTTCGCGCTGCATTTTTATTCGAATGCTCCCTTGACCACCGTGTCTCTCCCGATCTTTATCCCATTAGCGTTGGCTGTCTTGTTGTATTTAATAAGATCAGTCATGAAGTGGATTTCTGACCTGTCAGTTATTCTGGCATCTTCAGAAGACCACGTAGCTTGTGATAGAGTGACGGGAGCCGACACCGTTTACCGCCCTGGTAACTATCGAGTCAAGATGATGCTTTCTAATTTCTTCAAGAAAATCAGCGCTTACACCAGAGCTTCTTTTGATCGCAGAACACTCTCTTCGTTCTCCACACGTCCAACTTATGCAACAGTAAACGCTACTCACGCTACCAACGCAAATTTAGACTTTGATAACAACAATAGTGCTATCATGGTCGACATGCGCGACGATAGCAAGAGGAGAATGTTTGGAGGTGGAGAGAAGAGAAAGAACAAGAGACGCCAGCGAGCCTTACAAGCGAACAGATCTTCGACAATCTGGTCAAAACTTGTGGCCGCATTCGTGATATTTTGGCATCTTGTTTTAACAAAGCATTCTCCAAGCGCCAGCAGGTTAACGGTGAGAGATTCAAACTTGAACCTCATCGATGCAATCCACTACAAGGTCGACGTGAACAGTCGATTCTTCCACACCATCGGTAACGGGTATATAGAAATTTATAATCGATACATGCCCACGGAATGCACCTGCAAACCAATGTACAAGAAGGTAATTGCCAACCCTATCCCTGTACATTATGGCACTTGTTTGCTGAATGGCACTGCCGGATTGTTCGCCAGACAATTCGCCACAGCTTCCAGACCCAGTCTGCCCACGTTGGGATCATTCTCTTATTTTGTCGAGAGATACTGGGACAATGTTGAAATGGAAGTTCACGACGCCATCAATGAAATGTCGACTTACGACTGCTCGTTCGAAAAATTTTTGGAAGATTCCGATCCTTCCAAACGAGCCGTTTACAAACAGGGCTGGAAGTTGTTCAACGAAAAGGGCTGCCTACCAACAGGATTAACCGCTTTCTCCAAGTCAAATGAAGTTCATTATGACAAGGCTCAGAACGCACGGCCCCGACAGTTGTTCAACCCTCACCCTTCCATTAAAGCCGTGGGAGGTTTATTAGCTCGATTGATGATCAAAATCGCCAAAAAAATCGAGCCCGGATTCATCTCAGGATATTCGGAACCCGGCTTGGCAAAACATTTCACCGAAGTTGTGTCCAAACTCGGTATCGACGCATGTTCGAAAAAATTTTACAGCTACGACGGTTCTTCTCATGATGCTAATCAGCATCCAGAACTAATAGAAATAGTTGATCACACCTTCATGCGCCGATTTTTACCAAAGATTTTAGAGAAAACTGAGATACCCTTCTATCTTTGGAACACCGTCCTGAAAGCCTTATGCTCAACGAGCATCAAATTCAGGACCTCATTCGGTATGAACGGAGTCATGCACGGAACCGTCTTTTCAGGACATCCAACAAGAACGACTTTGTTCAACACCTGGCGAACGATTCTTTACAATCGTTATGTCCATTCGATCCTTTCTCCCGGTTCAAAATCCATGATTTTTGCTTCTGGAGACGATCTCTTTGCCTACTTTGATGTGGACAAAGAGACGGCCTCCAAGATCCCCAATTATCTCGGACGAGAATTCGGCGAGCACGGACTTGGACAAATCGCCAAAGACTTCAAACTTGGCCGACCAGAAGAACACACTTTCTTGTCAAAAAGGATTTATGTTGAACCTGGCCATACTGAAGTATATCGTCTGAATGAAAGACTGATGAAAGCTGGAGCTGTCAAATCCATAAAGTCACCTTTGACTGATGGAGAACACAATCTGTTACAATACCTCAGCACAATCAGCCTCCCTACCAGACAATCTTTCTGGCATCTCAGATGGAAAGCCACGAACCTTGCCAAACAACTGGGCAAGAAGGCCTTAGAGATGTCCATTTTCGACTGGGCTTATAAGTACCGAATAGGAGCCCAAAACCAGCTTGAACGACTAGCAGCAGAGATTGACCTGTATGATTCTGTAGAACCAGAACTGCTAGCCAGATCAAGCCCGTAGTTATCC